CAACCGACCTTGAAACTCGTTGTTCCGATCATTATAAGACGCTTTCCAAACTGTTTCGTGCTTTTGACTACGCCAATGCGCTACGTATGCACTAAACTTTTTGCCCTCGCGCTTAAAACGTAGATAAAATAGAGTTGCGTCACGTGCATTGTTTTCGATGTAGTCGCTATCGCCGATTAAGCTAACCCCTTTATTATGTTCGCCTAGTTGCGATAGTGCGACTCTACGTTTGTATAAACGCGAGTTGTCTTTAACGCCGATATGTCCGATATTGTTTAGGTTTTCGTCTAAAAAGTAAATCATCATACGCCAGTTTTCAATTTCGCGAAGCGATATAATGTCAAACGTTGATTCGATTTCAAAGTCTTGTATAACTCTAGGCAACTCTTTAACAATGGCTGGACCGTTTTGCTTATCAGTCGGTGTCGCCCGTGTTTCCACTCGTATGCCCGCGCCATCCGTGCCCATTCTACCGTCGAGACCATCTATATTTATATCATTACTAATAAAGCGCCTATCTGTCGTATGTTGCCACGTGTCAATTGTACTTCCGTTTTCATAAAGAACACTTGTTCGTTCGTCAATAACTTGCACGTCGTCATCGTCAGGCTGTCCGATTAAATTATACTCATCATTTCCATTCGAAATCATCGCAAACGTTGCCTTTTGTGTTGCGGTCAATTCAATAATCGGTTCGGTTTCGGCTGTTCCATCGTTTTCGATGTTGAAAGTATCAGATGTTGTTTCGACGGTTTTTTCAGGACCGTATTTGTAGGGGTCTCTAAAAATATAGATTGTGCCACGATGTATCCCAGCGTGATGATATTCGACACTTTGTTCTGCGCCTGCATATTCACCGTAATAAGTCATATCAGGTTCATCAGGAAAAATAATCGGTACTTTTTCAGTCGTTTCTATAATTGCACTTACTGCATCGATTTTCTTGCGTAACTCTTCTTTATTTTTTGCTCGAATCTCATAATCTATTTCTAAATGTCGAGGGGGCTTAGTGCGATATGTGACATAATCCTCATCTGAGCCAATAACACGAACAGTAGTCAATTCTTGCTCAGTTAAACCTCTCCCTCTAACGTCAATGATTCGCATATAATCAGACATGTCGATGTTGTTATAAAGCAAGTTATCACCCCCTGAAACTTTCTATAATATTGGTATCTCTGTCTATGCTTTCTTTAACCGGTCTCCAAACAATTTCTCCAACTTTGCGACTGTCCATTATGACATCGCCCGCCTCTAGTTTGATAACCGGTTGTTGCTGTCTGTGTTTCGTGCTTTCGATTAGTTGTTGTGTCACTTGTACAGTGTTTGGGATATATCCAGACAATACGGCGTTTGGTGTATATCCTCTTATTCCTGTCAATAGATCATGTTTCGGTTGTGCAGTCTCGAATAAATCGCTTGCTAGTTTATCCATTTCTTTTACCGCTGAATTTCTGCCTTTTCTAATTGCTTCAGCGATTGATTCTGCGATTTTTACGTTCATAATGTCACGCAACGGCCCTTCTTTCGCCGGACTGAAAGGCAAGAAATCACGAACCTTTTTTGTCACACTTCCGATTGCGTCAGTAACTGCTCCAATTGCGCCTTTTATTCCATCAGCAATACTTTTCACTATATTTTTTCCTGCATTTTTAAAGCTGGAAAACATATTTTTGATGGTATCCAATGCCCCTCGGATACCGTTTTTAACAGCGTTTTTAACGCCATTAAAGGCGTTTGAAACAATCCCTTTTAAAGAATTGAAGATATTTCGAATTGTATTCCTTATTGCATTTACTACATTCGTTGTTGTCCCTCGTATGCTCGACCAGATATTAGAAATAATAGAACGTATTCCGGACATGATCGTTGAAATGATGTTCCGGATGAAATTGAATCCAGTGCTGACAACATTTCTTGCTGTGTTTACTCCGTTGGTAAACAAGGATTTCACTGCGTTCCACAAACTGGAAACGATGGATCGTAAACCGGTAAATAACGCTTTACCTGCTTTTAGAATTTTTCCGACAAACCATAGTTGAATGAAATTCCACACAAATTGTACAGCACCGCTTACTATTTGTTTAATGGCATCCCACAAAGCACTCCAGTCTCCGGTAAATAGCGCACTGAACGCTTGAATGATTCCTGTTATAACTGATATAGCACCCTCTATAACGCCTTTTATTGCGTTCCAAGTGTCAACTATCAGGAATTGAATTACTGGCCATAGCGCTTGCATGATTGCCAAAATAACAGTCATAAAATTCTGTACCGCTTGACTAATCATTTCGCCATGCTCTTGCCACCATGCAACCAGTCCGCCCCATATTTCCATAATAAAGTTTACAACTTCGGTTATAATTGGAATAACAATAGACTGTATCGTTTCAAACGCAATCGTAAACGCATTTTTTATTTCGTCGATTGACGGACCCCATTCCTTGAATAAATCAATGACAAACCGTATCGCTTCAGCAACCGCAGGAATTGCTGTGTTTGCAATCCAACCGAAAACACCTTGTACAACAGGCTTTAGTGCATTTATAGCTCCCTCGATAGATCCTGTACCACCTAAAGCATCATCTATAGCTTCAAGTATGTCTGCTACACCCATGACCACCCATGTTTTCATGTTTGTCCAAGCGGTTTTGATTCCTCCGGATGCTGTTTGTGCAGTATCTGCAAAACCACCTTGAGCTTGGTCTAATTCGATTAACTTATCGTTAAATTCAGACATTGTGATTTCGCCAGATTTAAGAGCATCGTAAAAATCATTTGTTGCACTTTCTCCGGTAAATCCAAATGCTTCTGCTGTTTCTCTTAACGCATAAGGCATCGTCTCTTGTAATGTGCGCCATGACTGCAAATCGACTTCGCCTTTAGATAGCATCTGAACATATTGCTGTAAACCTCTTTCAGCGTCTGCTGTACTTGCTCCACTAGCTAAAAATGCGTTGTTGAGTGCCAATGTAGTATCAACCGCACCATCCAAGTCGCCGGTCATAATTGCGATATTTTGCGCTGTACTTGCAACTTCATCAAGACGTGTAGGCAAGCCTTGTATTCCGTCGGAAAGCTTATCTATTGCTTTTTGCGATGTTTGCGCATCAAAACCAATTTGCTCCATCACACGAGGAAAGTTGTTGAGCGTATCGTAACGATCGATAGCTCCATCAAGTGAGTTTTTGACCATGTCGATGCCTTTATAAGCTAAACCAACTAAACCTAGCGCTCCGGCTAATTTACCAACTGTGGCAAGTCCTCTTTTAGCAGTTCCTGCTATTCCGCTTAAACGTCCTTCTACCTTTTTGACTCCACCACTAACTTTCGAGTCATCAAGTAGAACCTCAATTTTTACGCTACCATCTGCCATTTACATACTTCACCCCCAATTCGATTTATTGATCGATATTAGGGGCTCAAAGGCTCTCTTATTTTTCGAATGTATTTAAAGTGTTACATCTAGTACACTTGATTTCAGCTTTACCTTTTAGTTTCGCAAGTAATTTACCACATTTTTTACACCTTGCTTCGTCAAGTTTCATCTTCATCATCTTCTTCTAAAGCGAATTTTTGTTTTAGTTTTCGTAGTCGTTCACGTTCTTTAGCCATTCCTTTACCAGTCGGCAACTCTGCTGTACGTATACCGACGACTCTACTAAATATTGAATCTTCACTTAATCCGTTCAATAACGCTTTAAACTTTTTCCAGTGTAATTTCCCTTGTTGTTCAAATAAATCAATTTGATAAGTATGCATAAACGATGCGTAAATAAACTCTGCATCTTGTACAAAATCAAATATTTTTTCATCTTCTTCCGACATTTCCGGCATTGGATTTCCGTCCAAATCGACCAATTGTTTCTTTTTTGTTTTTCCAACCGCATGAACAAACAACTGACTAAATATTTCTGCTTTTTCTTCAATGCTATAACCTTCTAAATTATCATCTATTAACATCAATAAACCTATTTCAACTTTCGTTACATCATCGATTTCTTTATCTTTAAGCAAATCAAACAAACGTAAAATATTGTCAAATGCCATATTTAGCACGTATTTATTGCCATCTATTTCAACCGTATCATCTAACGGGTACGCTAAATTCATGGCAATCACTTCTTAGGCTTATTCTTTTGTTGCAAGTACTTTTCGATTTTTTGCATTTTCGTCTGCCCCGCACGTTTTTCGATTTCTTCGTGTAGCCCTTCGACAATTGACCAGAAATAATTCGTGAGAATGACCACGCTAGGTGATAACTCGTATAATTTGTCAAACGCTTCTTCGCCTAAAAATAGTGTGTACGCTTTGCGTAACATTTCTTTTAGACTCTCGATGTCTTCGTTATTTATTTCACTAATCTCTTTTTCAAACGTTTCTTGAGCTTTAAGCAATTTTTCAATGTTTTCGTCACTCATATCAAAATATAGCGTTAATTTATCGTCAAATTCGATTGGTATCTGTGTCGTTTTCGTTTGAATTTTAATTGTCATATGTTTTCCCTCCTAAAAAAATATGTAAGGGTAGGGTCATCCTACCCTTCTACTCCACCACCGCCACCATTTCCGTCACCGGATGTGATTTCAGGTTTTCTATCCCAAGCAATTGTGAAAGATAATTGTTCAAACGCTGACGCTTCTCCACCTGTCACGACTAATTCTGTTACCGTAGCCTTTCCCTCTAGTACGGTGCCATCTTGACGTACTTGTTTGTACATCACTTTACGACCTTCTCCAGTCTCAAACTCGAGCGTGCGCAAAAACTGATGTGCTGGATCTTCATCGTCATACATTCCTTCAAATGCCCAAGTTGTTTTAACGCTAATTACATCCGTTTCTGGCGTACCATCGCCGTCATAATATGCTTGGTCTTCTGTTTCTTCTTCTGGAGATGGCTCAACATTGGATATCCAACGGGCAACTCGTAAATAATCCGGTTCCTGACCACTTTCCGGAATCGGTGCAATATAATGTTCTGTTAAAGCGTTCTTTTTTCTAGCCATTCATGTCAACTCCTTTGTTAATGTGGATTTTTGCGCTTATTGACAGCGCGTAAATAAAAAAACCCTGTTCATCTTGACCGACAATTGAAACAGGACTCGTGACTGAAATTGATTCAAAATAAAATGAATCATTTTCGCTTTTTATAGTGTCTTCTTGCAAATTTTCTAGAACTCTAGCAACTTTTGCTAATGAGTCAATACAATTCAATTGATTCTTGCTTTTAGCGTTGATTTGCACGTTAAAATGCTTATCACGACTGCCGTCAAAGTATACGATTTCTTCGCCTCCAGGCATAGCCATAACGGATAGTGATTCAGATTCTTCTAGCAAACCGACATTCGACCGTGCGAATAAGTCCAACGTATTGATATAGTCGTTTAATCTCCAAATGAAATCTAATTCTTTCGGGGTCATAAATTCATCGCCCTTCCTGCAACTCTAGCCCAAGAGCGACCATGAATTGCTTTTGCTTTTAAATCCCACCTTGCGGTTGTTCCCGGTGTGCTGTATCGTCTTACTGGATATCTACCCTTACCGACATAACCGTAAAACTGCGCACGCGCGTAAGGAACGTTATAATAAATCGCTTTGCCGTCGACTGCTACAGATGATTGATTGCGCAAATCACCGGTTAGTAACGGCACATATTGATTCATATCTGCGTGTACTTGATTTGCTAGTATAAATTGTGCTTTACTTACACCTTTTTTAACCTTCGGCGGTATTCTTTTCACGTCAACGTCAACTTTAACTTTCACACTCATTAGATCACTTCCAACTCGTAGTGATGTATCTTGTTTTTGTTCGGATAATAGCAGTCAACAACCTTTTTCAACGTATAAAC